GAAATCATAGTAGAACCTATTTTAATGAGTTTTAAGACACTATCTATATTGAGGTAATAGATTGTATCATTTTAATATTATCGTTTAACCAGAGGTCTAATACCAACACATATTATTCCAAGAGAAACGAGGTCTTGCGTCCAAGATTAAACCACCTGATTTATACTTGTCTCTTGGATTAGCAGGTTGTAATCCGTTTTGGATAAAATATTGATATTCTGGATATAAGTTTTGATTAAAATATAACCAGTCCTTACATCTTTGAGAATAATAACCAGCAAGTTCAATAAACTCGTTCTTTAATGTTCTATACAAAGATAAGTCAGCATTAGTTGAGAACTCACTTGTTTCAGTTGATAAACCACGATTAGCATATTTTGCCAATAAGTTTGTAGTCATATAAACTTGCGTCCAATATAAAACAACATCAGTCAAATATGTATCCAACAAAAACTTATAATCCAAATTACTTGGGTCGTTAATATCCCCTGTCGTAATCAATAAGTTTATTTGGTCGTATAATAAATCACCAAGTAAATCTCTTGCGTTAATAAAGTGTGCCTGTTGTAAAGCAGGTAATATATTACCCGACAATAAAGAATATTCAACAGGTAAATTATTTAAGACATAGTCAGTACTAATCCAGTATATCATATTAGTTTAAGATTGGTTTGTGAAACTTGTTTATAATTTTAATTGGTTGATTGTATTTCAACGATAATACATTTTGTAATCCCATATTCATTTTTGTAATAGCCGGTTTAATAACGAACTCTAACATATGATTTGTTGCCACTACTAACTCATCTGCGTTTTGTGAAAATGGATTACTCCCGAATGTCTGAATGCCTAATAATAAGGGCGAACTTATCTGAAACGCTGTTAGTGTGGATTGAACGGACATTTGTAAAACCTCAAGATAAAAATTATCATTACCACTATTAGCGATTGGTTCTATCACCGGTCTTTCCTCTGATGAATCTGAAAAAGACAACATAACTTTTGTTCCGAACTTTCCTTGATATGACCTAACCAACTCTTCATATACCTCTTGTTTTTCAGTAGGGGTAGGGTCTCCAATAAGCGAAACAAACAGATTTGGCATAAGTGATGTAGCAATATTTCTTTTGTGAAAGTCAAATATCTCTGCTTCAAGAACGATGGCATTTACTGCTGATTGATATGGAGTTTCCGGATAATGTTTATTATCACTTGGAATATATGACTTCCAATAATAGATTTGTCGTCCTTCATTACGGGTTAAATCTAATCCGTGAAACTTAACAATCTTTTTTCTAAACGCAGACCAATTTTCACAATAATAAAACCAGTCAAGTTCCATATCTGTCTTATCGTCATCATCGTCTTTTCCAACACGGATATTCTGAAATGGTAAATGGTAAATACTTTCTATTCTTGTTCCATCACGAGAAGGGATACACTCAAGAGCAAACCCTCCAAAAATATTCACATCATAAAGTATCTTGTAATACAACTCTGAAATGGTCTCAAAACGATTTACAAGGACATTACCGAGACCTTCTATATCAACACCATCACCAATACCCATATTGACTTTGGAATCAATACACACGGACATAATGGGTGATGCTGTTTTTAGTTGTAATAAGAATTGTGGATAGTCATTATTGATATTACCCCAGTTAATCCAAGCATCTTGGCGTCTTTCTATCTCAACATTTTCTCTTGTATCAATACGATTGATACGAGGAATATTGTAAGTGTTGAATGAATAATTTGATTTTTTATCGTCCATATATGTATAAATATCTTTAAGTTTGTCTTATGTTCTGTAATAAATTACATTATCTGCTGTAAGAGCAGGATTACCCGAATAGAAAATACTATTACTACTAACAAATATAAATGCTAAAGATGTTAGTAATTTAGCCGTAGTGTAATTCACATTTAAGTTTGTTGGTGATGATTGTTCGTATATCCCAACCCAGTATTGGTTGTTGTCCTCCAAATGTAGATTACAAGCAGAAGCCCCAGAAGCAATATAATTTACAGGTTGATTTTTATTTGTGTTAAACTCAAATACATCATACTTGTTGGCATACTTTGATGGGTAAGTATCTGTTATGTTGAAAGGAATAAAACTCGTATAAATTAAAGATTGTGAGTTCTGTATCCTCCACAAATAAGTTGGTGATGATAATGTTTTATACTCACTAACATTTACGAATATTTGATTGTTTGCGTTTTGTTCTATGTATATCATTTGTTATAAATATATCGGGGGATAAAGATTAGGGGCTGGATGAGAATTGATTACAGTTGTTCCATAACTAGTAGGTGTTCCACTAAATATTGTATTACCATTTGTGGAAGCAGACCAAGTTATACCATCATAAGAATATAATGGAGCATTTACTGTGGCGGCACTAGCACTATAAATTACTGCCATAACAAACATACTTCCATTCCAAACAATATCATAACCAAATCCTGTAGAACCAATTAAACTTTGTCCGTTAGGTGAGGCAAACCAATTTATTCCATTATAAGAATATCCCACGCCACGATTACCAGCGGCAGCCCATAATGTTCCATTCCATGCTAAACCTATAGTATTTCCTGTAAAAATACTATTAGCAGATGTAGCAATACTCCAATTATTACCATTATAAGAATATCCTATTCTATTTGTTCCACTTCCACCACCAACCCACATAGTTCCATTCCAAACAACTCTATTTAATGAAATAGTCCAAACACTATTACCATTACTCGTGGCAGACCAAGTTATACCATCATAAGAACGAGCAACTCTATTATTTGCTCCACTATGAGTTCCACCAGCAACAAATAAATCACTACCATTCCAAGCAATAGTATTCATATAATTTTGGAAATAAGTATTACCATTTGTAGAAGCAGACCAAGTTATACCATCATAAGAATAATTTATTCTTGATAAAGCACCAGAACTACCAGTAGCAATAGTAAAATATTTACTTCCTGTGAATATTAAAGAACCTGGATATGTAGTACCACCGTAAAAATTATTTATATTTGAGTTGATTGATTGCCAATTTATTCCATCATAAGAAGATGTTATTATTGAGGTAAATGGAGGAGTACTACCAGAATTACCACAAGCATACCATTTTGTTCCATTATATATTATACCACCGACAGTTGTGGAAGTTCCACTAAATAAACTATTACCATTTGTAGAAGCAGACCAAGTTATACCATCATAAGAATAACCTAATCTGTTTATCATGTTTCTAGATGCTCCAGCAACAAATAAAGGTATTGGTGTTTCTCTTGGTGTTGGGGTTATGGTTGGTGTGATAGTATTTGTTGGAGTAATACTTGGTGTATTAGTATTTGTTGGTGTATTAGTTGGTGTTAAGGTAGGCGTAGGAGTTAAAGTTTTAGTTGGGGTTATGGTATTTGTTGGAGTAATCGTTGGCGTAGGGGTCGGAGTTTTAGTTGGCGTCTGCGTGGGAGTTGCGCTTGGTTCAGGAAATAAAATTGGTGGTACGAAGCCTCCATAGTTATAGATTTTTCCACCCTCAAAATATTCACTCTCTAATGTCTTGAACTTTTTATTTATTATTGCCATCAATTATTCTATGGGTTTTTTCTATTAGTATATCCACATCAACATCTCCCTTCTCATTAAATAAATAACCCCTTGAAAATAGGAGTATATCATTTCTAAAAAAATCAACATTTATGGTTATGTCTGACTTCTTAAAATCAACAAGCATAGTTTGTATTCTATAACTTGTTATTGGCACATATAAATTATCTCGTCTAACTTTGAGATTTTTTATTACTTCTAACATATGAAAAAAAGGGGGAGTTTTTACCTCCCCCATTAAACCTTTCAAGTTTTATTTTTAGTTCTCTCTATCAATAGCGATGTTTGAGTTCGCAGCCAACCACGCAGTTAAGGTAGTTGTAATATCCATTTCTGGAATACTGATGCTCTCATTACCCGTTAAGGTCAAAGTGTATAGTTGAGAATCTCCTGGTAATGAACCTGAACCGATTGTAGCCGAAGATACAAACAATCCTGAAGGAGATACGAAAAAGAATCTACCTGTCTTTAATTTTACAATAAAGAACGAAGCAGTATTTTTTACGATTTCTTGATATAAATTGGTATTTTCTTGAGAATAACCAGGGATAGTGAAAATTAAAGTCGGGTTAAATGAGAAGCCTAACGATTCTAAATTGATAGATGTTTCTTCATTTAATGCTGCCGAACTATTTCTCACAATATCTACCTTCTTAAACTCTAAACCTGCTGTCGCTCCTGAAAGAGCATCAACCATACCAATAACATCATAAGTGATACTCGCTAAAGCATCAGTAGTTCCTGTTGAGGTTAGTACCCAAATACCATCTAAACCCGGAACATTATTAGCACAACTGTTAAGTTGTAAGCCATTTGTGATTACACAATTACTCATAATATTTTTGTTTTGTTTTTTTAGTTTATTTTATTATTAAGAAGCAAATACTACTTGAGAACCGAAACTTA